GAGAGGATGGGCTAAAAGTCTTTTTCTTTTTGAATTCTGGCTGCCCCTTACCTGCGATATAGCCAGACTCAATCTTTTCAATAAACGCCTTGGTGTCTATTGCTCCTTCTGGTTGCTTATCCATTACTTGTTTTAAAAAGTTTTTAGCCATTATTATCCTTTGTTTGTAAAACATAATTGTACCCTACTTTAGTAGGAACTTTAATGCGGCAACGACTTTATCTACCTCTGCCGCTGCGGTGTAATAGATATTCTTTTTATCCCTATTGCTTTTGTCTACATTAGCCATCCATGTTGCTCGCATTTGAAGTTTTGCTGCAATTGCTTGCATCCTAACTATCTCTACGGTAGCAACGTGTGGTGGAATGTCTGGCTTAAAGATAACTTTGGCAATAAACTCTAGTGCCGAAGTTAACTCTGGATCATTCATGTACTCTGCAATTTCATACAGATCGTTAATCTGCTCAAGAGTCGTTGTCATTTTCGACCAACCTTTCAAATTCAGACCATTCAATTATGGCAAGCCTAGTTTTACCATCAAGGATTAAGCATATCGCAGGAGACTTTTGTTTGTCAACCCTTAAGGTATCTGTTACTACTTTTGCCCAAACATTTTGAGTGATGCTAAATGACTTAGTAAATTCTTTAAAATCTAACAAATAATTTTTCCATGTAGCGTCTCCCTTTTGTATTTTACCTCTACCACTATTCTTTTGTAATTTTGCACCAATTCGTTTAGCCTCACCTTTTTCAGACATTCCACTCCCTAGATTTTTTATACCAAACTTCAATCATTTTTTTAAAATCTCCTATAGGGTAATTTTTTTTTGCTTGATTGCATATCCAACAACATGCAACACAGTTTTCTACTGTGTATCCCACTTCATTTATTTTCCTGTCAACGCCGTTATATATTAGGGTATGATCTATTTTTCTACCTAGTTTAATTATTTGTTTTGGTTCTATCCCGCAGTAATGACAGTTTTCGTAAATGATTTTTGCAAAATCATCTTCTGGAATATTAAATGGTAAACCTGCTTTTATTGCTTTTGATTTATATCTATTCCATAATTGACGTTCTTTTGATGTTGAGTTGGTTTTTTTAATTGAGCATTTTTTACAAACATTGTGAAATGATTTTATTGAGGTATCTGTTTCGTATTCGCAATGAATACACTTCATTTTATATTTTTTATGTCTATCAGCATCCTTGTTCCATCCTACAACAATCTTACCTTGTTCAGATATCTGACCTATTTCAAGTGCAACATTAAAATGTATTTTATCCATATTACTAATTATATCATAAAAGGAGATGCTAGTATCCCTTTCCATAAAGGTTTACTTTTGAAACAAACTTGCATTCACACATCCAAGTAAAGTCAAAAGTATCTTTCCAGAACCTAGCCCTCTTTACTTCTGCCTTACATCTTTGACAGATAAACTCTCCATTGTAATTGGTAAACTTTGGCACTGGTTTTAGATGATTACGATTGTTGTAGTTCGGTTTATTATAGTTGCTCATTAGATACCTTCTCAATTAGTGCTTGTTGGATATCAAGGTTTTCCTTAACTCCAAGAATCAACTTCTCTCTACCTTGATAACGTTCTCCTTCAACCGTATACCAAGCGCCTCCTCGTTCAATAAAGCCAAGCATTTCTGATGTATCAACGAGGTCTGCTACAGAGTCAACTCCCAAATCACTTCCCCTAAAGTAGAAATCATACTCTCCTGTTTGGAATGCTGGACTTGTCTTTGAGAACTGAACATCCCAACGCACCTTTCGACCAACCTTTTCTTCAATAATCTTATCTCCAACATAGATCTTTCCTTTGATTGCTTGATTGTCAGACTCTGATGAGAAGAGTTTAATGATGGTAGACGAGTAGAACTTAGTCGCCATCCCTCCTGTAGGCTGCTGTGAGACGTACATAGCACCAATGTTGTTACGGGCCTGCGATATAAGAATCAACAGCGTAGGCTTTATTTGATTGTTTGCATAGTTAAGCATCTTAACAGCGTTTGTCATATCTCTTGCTTCTGCACCAATTTGTTTTGTGTTCTCTAATTGTTTCAGATCTGTACTATCTTTTTCAAAATAGATCGCAGGAAGGAGTGCAGAGATGCTGTCAACAACAATAAGATCTACCCCTGCCTTCATCAAATCTGTACCAACATCTACCATGTCGTTCATGGTACGAGCAGTTGAGTGGATAAGACTCGAACTGTCTACCCTCAATTTTGTAGCCCACTCTGGTGAGTAGGTCATCTCTGCATCAATCCAAGCACAAGACTTTCCTTCTTGCTGTGCTTGTGCAATCAATTGTAGGCAGAATGACGACTTCCCAGAAGACTTGTTTCCCCAGACCAACACCTGACGACCATATGGAAAGCCTCCATTAAGACTTCTATTCATTCCAAATGAAGGGGTTTTTGCAAATTCAGTTTTTGCTATTTCACTTCCTAATGATATTTTCTTTCTAAGTTTTGGATTTAAGTTTGCTAAGATACTTTCTAAATCAGTCATTTAACCAATCTCTCTTTGATAGTTTTTTTATCCAATCTTTAAAATCTTGTAGCGACATATCCATTTTCCCTCTATTACAAATGTAGCAACATGCTACAGAATTCTTAATGGTGTATCCGAGAGAGTTGTCTATTCGATCAATACCATTCAATTTTGCTGGAGTACTCCACTCTGGTAAATTGGCATGAGATGTTTTTTTTGGTTCTTCTCCACAATAAAAACAATTTTGCTTTGCAATATTAATAAAGTCTGTCTTTGTTATTTCTACAAAAAGATTTCTTGATTTTGCATTTCCATTTAATGAATGCCAAGCCGCTCCAATAACATAGGACTCTCCCAGTTTCTTTCTGCTAAACTTATTTGCACATTTTCGGCATCCCCATTTATTTTTTTTTAATATGTCTGATCGAACCCATCTAAAATCTCCACAATCACATTTAACAAAATATTCTACTTTACCATTAACGTATGCGCGAGAAAGAATGGTGTTTTTTGCATGTATATCTCCTATATTAAACATACACCAATTATATCACATGCATGTAGATTATATGGGGTATCACGCAAGCACTCCATGCATTTGTTCTCGTTGTCTATTGATAGTTGTCTTGCGTCTCATAACTTGGTGGAGTGATTCTTCTGTGTAACCATCTTCTTTCAATCCTTCATATAGGTCAAGGGTACGGATAATGATGTCTGCTAGTTCTTCAACAACTTGATCGTCACCCTTCTCTTTACGAATTGCTTCTAGTACCTCAGAGCACTCTGAATGAATCATAGCAATCTGCTTAAGATAGAAGATGGTATGGGTTTCTTCATTATTAGGTTCCCAGAATCCTTTCTCTACCGATGTTTCATGAATCTCTTTTGCCCATGTATCAAAATTCATTATATCCTCCATAGTTTCTTTTTCTGTTTTAATCATGCAACTACCTCCTGAAATATTAAGTCCTCATCCTTTGAGAGACTGTAGTTAATCTTATAAATGTTACCCTCTTCTATCCTTGTATATGCAACCGCAAATGCAGTTGGAAAGACAATCATTGATAGAAGATCTCTACCTGAATTGGCAACGACTAGGCTTGCCATCCTCTTGCCTGCCTTGGTAATTCTTGGCTTAAAGGATAGCACATAGTATTCGTCATCGCTGTAGGGCAATTGCTTATAATTTAAGAACCTGATAAGCGGTGACTTGCTCGTTGATATCTCGTCAATAGGAACCGCTTCCACAATTCTGTTAGATCCAACAAGAATAATGTAAGTCCTACCTGCTTCGATAGTAGTTTGTTCTTCATCAAATACTCCAATTGATCCTGTACCGTCTAGAATATCTACACGGCTCCATCCCTTACCACGCTTAATACCACGAACAACACCCATGAGAATGAATGCACCCTTCTCGTCAAAGTCATCAGCAGAGGTTACATAAGCATGGTAGTGCTGTGGAACCTGCATATTAAACTCTGGAAGGTTTAGGTATTCATACATGTTGCTACGAATCTCTTCGTCATTCCTAGGGTTGTCTGGAAATGTCAATGCTCCAACTGCCCTCATTGATTCAAGTGCCCGTGAGTTAACGCCATTACCCTTTGTGTATGTAAATTCCTTTACATCTTCAAATGATTTAAATGGACGTGCTTCAAGATACTTGGATGCAATCTTGTCTGAGATGTACTTAATGGAAGAAAGACCAAACCTGATCCCCTTACCCTCAATCTTAAAGTCAGATCCAGAGTCATTAATATGTGGAAGACGCATAGGTATGCCCATGCGCTTTGCCTCAATTAGGTACTCAGTACGACCGTCTTTGTCCTTCTCATTACTAAGAAGAGAGAACATAAACTCAAGCGGATAGTAATACTTCAGCCACGCCGTCCAATACGAAATTGTTGAGTAAGCGACAGCATGAGACTTATTGAACGAGTATCCTGCGTGTGCTTCAAAGTCATGCCACATCTTTTCAGCAGCCGACCCGCCAAGTGGCCCAGTTGCATTCCGAACAAATAACTCCTTGAACTCGTCAAACTCTCTCGCATCCTTCTTCTTACCAATAATCTTACGAACCTTATTGGCCTCTCCCATAGTCATGCCGCCCAACTTTGTGCAAGCAAGCATAACTTGTTCCTGATATAGAATTGTACCGTAAGTGTCTTCGGTAAACTCCTTCATAATTGGGGATGCATAGACGATGCCCTGCTTACCATGCTTACGAGCAATATAATCCTTGCCAATAGTATTCATAGCACCAGGGCGTACAAGAGCATTAGATGCGACAAGTTCGTTAAACTTACTAATGCCCATCTTAATTAGTAGGTTTGTGTATGGTGTTGCTTCACATTGGAAGACTCCCTTAGTGTGCCCATCAGATAGCATGTTGTAGATATTGGAATCCTCAAGATTAATATCCTTTAGAACAATTCTTCTTCCAGTTCGATCCTCAATAATATTGAGGGCATCATTCATAACCGTAAGAGTCTTAAGCCCCAGAGCGTCGATCTTGATCAAACCAATGTCTGCTGCCTCTTCCATGTCTACCGCGACCACAGGGAGCCTAGAATCGCTTCCTGTGACGTTACGAGTCTCCATTGGAGCGACCCTAGAGATTGGAATCTTGGACGTAACAACGCCTGCTGCATGGACTCCAGTGCCACGAATGCGACCACGCAGTTGATTTCCATACAGTTCTACTTCAGGATACTTTTCACGGAACCACTGAGTGTTCTTAGACATTACATACTCTTCCCAAGTATCCACTGTCTTTAGCGCACGATTCACATCAGCAAGAGGAACGTTGAAGCAACGAGCCACGTCTCTGACAACGCCCTTATCCTTAAACTGTAGGAACGTTGCAATAGATGCAACATGCTTATACTGCTTCTCTAGATAATCCTTTACCTCTTCACGACGAGAATCCTGAATATCAGAGTCAACGTCTGGCATGTCGTCACGATCCATGTCAATGAATCGGAAGAATAGAAGTCCATGCTTGATGGGATCAATATCTGTGATGCCCAAGGCATAGCAGACTAGTGATCCAGCAGACGAGCCACGACCGGGACCAACCATGATACCTTCCTTCTTTGCCCAATTAAGCATATTCTGGACAACAATGAAGTAAGAGGCAAACTTCTTCTGCTTGATAGTCTCAAGTTCTTCATTGAGCCTGTCAACGTACTCTTGATTAGTATCCAAGTTGTTGGCCTTTAGCCAAGAAAATGCATACTTTCTGATCTGTGCATCAGGATCTTTGTGCTCAACAGGAAGAAGGTTTAGGTTACGATGAATCGTATACTCTTCCACCTTGTCGGCAATGTCCAAAGTATTAGCAAACATGTCTGCGCGAGAGTCTTCACCCATTGACTCATGCATCTCATCACCAGAAAGAAGATGAATATCAAACTTATTAAAACTCATCATTCGATCTTGTCCATACAGATAGTCAAGACGCTTAAGAGGGTCTTCTACCTTACGAGACTTATCGTAGGAGATATCCTTCTCAAACTTAGCATGAGTATTATTAATAAGCATGATCTCCTGAATGACCTTCTGGTCTACCGTCGCATGATGGCAATCTGGAGTTACAATAATCTTATGACCACAGGCATCAGCAAGATCAATCAATGCACGATTCATGCCAGCAGTATTGTGTGGCATAACCTCAACATAGAAGTCATCGCCAAAGCGATCTCCAAACCACTTTAGGTGTGCTTTTGCTACAGCATAGTCGTCTACCTCAATAGCCTTATTAATAAGGCCGGACATGCACGCAGAAGAAACGATAAGACCCTCACGATACTTCTCTAGAACCTCAAAGTCAATACGAGGCTTGCGGTAATAGCCCTCGTTCCAAGAAATCTCATTGAGACGACCAAGGTTCTCAAGACCAATGTCATTCTTAGCAAGAATAACAATATGGTTATAGACCATATCAAGTGGAAGCGTTCGCTCTTTCCTGTCACGCTTATCAAACCTATCTGCTGTAATGTATCCTTCTACTCCAAGGATAGGCTTAAGGCCACCCGCCTTAGCCGCACGATACATTGGTCGATGACCAGATAGCGTTCCATGATCAGTGATAGCGATTGCAGACATACCGTTCTGCTGTGCTCGCTCTACATATTCTTCTGGTGTTGCAACTCCGTCCATCAAACTATATTCTGTATGTAGGTGAAGGGGGACGTAGTTAGGCATAAAACTCCTTAAATAGAAATGAGAAGGGGACGATAGTTTTATTCTACCGTCCCCTTCTCTGTTTGTCAATTACCAGTCAACATTTTTTGTGTCGCTGGATGTTGGAGTATCAAATCCCAAATAGAATGACTCCTGCTCTGCATATGGAACCTGACGAACAACCTTCTCGAGATTGAATGGTTCAACCTTGCTCCAGTCATACTTCTCGTTGTCTGGATCTCCAGGAAGAATAATATAACTAGTGTCAGTTCCGCTGCCCTGACGCTTCATTCGCCAAGACCTATTCGTGATACTTCCAGTATCAATGGCATACTCCTTGAGAGTATTAAACGCAGACTGCTTGCCTACGCCCTGTGACCATACAGCAACGTATGGCTCTTCCATGCCATCGTCTACAAGCAGGTTGGTGTAGTAGCGAAAACGAGCACGCCACGAACCCTGCTTACGATCAGCCTCAGTCTGCTTCCTAGCCATCTCACACCCAAAGCAACGACCTTCACTATCCATAGTGCAGACAGCCTTACGCTTGTAATCCTTTGGGTTGGTGTGCTCAGATACTACGATTGCAAGATCTCGTGCTGCATCATAGTTTGGTGAATCCTCATCAAGTTCATTGACAAATCGAACCTTTACGCTTTGACTGTCTTCTAACTTAACCCAACGAACCTTAGTTCCATCTCCTGAACTTGCAGGAGAGCGATCAAGTTGTTCCATAGCCTTCAAACCTCTCAAAATACTCATTTAATACGCTCCTTATATAGTTGATTAATACATTGCTAATAGTGGGTCTTGCGTTTTCTTAACTAATTCTCCAATATCGGAATCTGTCATATCTCCAATATCCTTGAATCTTTGGGGGATTCCAATTGATACTGCTCTGTGCCCCATACCATCAATGACACGACGCACCATCTCTTTACCAGCATCATCGTTGTCAGGAATAAGTATAACATTGTTAAAGTGTTTCGTCAATAGATCAATCTGAGTTTTAGATATACTAGAGCCTAGGGTTGCTACCGCTGCAATGCCGCATTGATCTAAACGAATTGCATCAAAGGAGGACTCAACTACATAGACTGTATCATGTAATCTTGCCCTATGCAAATTGAAAAGAATCTTTGACTTTGGAAGTTTTGGAGTATTCTTAAAATCCTTGCCCTCCACAGATCGACCAACAAATCCAACGAACATGTTACCATCTGGAGTTGTAATCGGAACAGTAACCATGTCCTGCTTCTCACTATATCCTAGTGAAAACTTTATCATGCTGTCTTTAGTTATACTCCTAAACTCAAAGTAACGAACCGCCCTAGGAGATTCCAATGCTTGGTTATTTAGTCTCTTGATCATGAGTTCATCAAATGGCTCAAACTCCACTCTTGTCTCAAGAGCAATGTCAAGGCTATCAACAATGCTACTATCAACCTCAAAAGATTTAATGAATCGAACAGATTCAAAGTAAGTCTTTTTGGTAAGGTTGATTACAAAGTCAATAAGACTGATTGATGTGCTACATGAGAAGCAGTAGAAGTGTCCACCATGCTTATCCATTTCCCCTGCGGGAGTGCGGTAGTTATTGTGAAATGGACAGAACATAATCCATCCATTAGGAACTTCTCCTACTACTTCTACACCTGAGTTTTGAACGACTCGCTTGACTTGTTCTGGGGAGTATAGAGAGGTCGGTTCTTGTCTAAACCGTCGATACATGCGGCTTCCCTCTTTCCAATATATGATCCATATACGCTTAATATAAATTCGTAATGATTACCTTCATATGATAGCGACCAGTCTGGATCTATGTCAACACGTTGGACATAACCTTCATCCTTCATTGATTCTGATAATAATCTTATATACTGATCTTTCATGCGTAATATAAAAGAATCGTCGGCTATTTGTCCGACAAGTTCAAACCTTTTTATTCTTTTATGCATGAAACTCATTTATTAATTATATACTATTGATTACTCAAAATCCTTGTAAATAAATCTACCGCTGTCAAAGTCAACCTGAACCATAAACTCTCCAAGGAAGCCATTTCTATTCTTCCTGAATACGCACTCCAACACATCGCTATTTGCAGCACGACCTAAAGCCAAAAGCCAGTCAGCATCATATGCAATCTGACGTGACCAAGAAGTCTGACCAAGTGTTGGTACGCTATTCATATCTGTTACGTCGTCTGGTGTTGCAGATGAGATGGCTACGATTGGAACTTCCTCGCTAATTGCAAGCAACTTCAGTTCCCGCGAAAGATTCTTCATCTTGACAACCTCACTCTCAGTACGAGTATTAGAAGTCATGAGGTTGAGGTAATCAACGAATACGATAGATGGATTATACTGATCAATCTTTCCACGAAGTACTGATGGAGAAACCTCTCCAATTCCCTCGTTGGAAATAATATGAATGCTTGGCTTGCCATCAAAGGTCTTGCTCATCCACTTCTTAAACATATCAATCTCTACGTTTCCAGATGATAGTTTACGATGACTCCACATACCGTTGCCAATGATTGCAAATAATCTATTACGAACTTCTGCCTCCGTCATTTCAAGGCTGATGATCAGTGGTGACTTGCCGTGCTTCCATGCCTGTACAGCAAGGTACAAGGCCATCCAAGACTTACCAATAGCAGGGTAAGCAAGAAGGACGCCAAACTGTCCGGGGGTAATTCCCGCTGGCATATAGTTGTCAAATCCTGCAAGTCCTGTGTAGATTCCATGCATACCGCTTTCCTGTAGCCTCTTGATATTCTCAAAGTATGCTACAGCATCATCAACGTTTGAAACATCAAGATCTCGCACTGTTGATGTGATGCGCTTTAGGTTTGCTGTTTCGGTAACAAGAGTGTTGAGGGCATCCGTTGCCTTTCCATCTTGAACCTCATTTGCAGCAGAACGAAGCATGATCTTAATATTGTCATTAAGAAAGTCGGTACGCAATTCATCAAGATGATGCTTGGTGCTACCAGTATCAGATGTATACTCAAAATCAGCAAACTGCTGCTTGACAATGTTTGCAGGAGGTACAGTCTGATTCTGCTCATAGTAGTTTCTTACGAATCCCCACACATCATTGTGTGTCCTAAGAATCGTATCAATGTTAGCCTGTAGCAGAATGTGAACCTGCTTGTCATTCAAGACTGCTGATATTGTCTTTGCCTCTAGATTAGCCATTCACCCATTCCTTTGCCTTCTGTCGCATTTCTGCCCGAAATTCTCTGTCTTCTTTACTTGCCTTCATGGATTCTAGCAGGCGGCCAGCGTTATTGGCAAATGCCTTCCATGTGGGACGTTCCTGAATACTAAAATAGTATTCCATTGCCCTGTACAACTCATCTATATCAAAAGATTCCAAGAGGGCGTCTGCTGCCCACTGCTCATTGTACTTATTGATAGTGGGCGCAGACATGCCTTTCATCTTGCATGACCTTTCGAACCTAGTGATAAGTGCAAACCTATCCTTGCGATCAGCCATGACTCTCCTTAAATATAGACGGTAACGTAATGAATTCCTTCTTCAAATGAAGTGTTTACGGCATTAACACTTGCAAAGTCGCTAACAAGATCGCTCTTCTTTAGTAACTTAGCCATTTGCTTAAAGGCATCTGCTGGACTCTCTCCATAGGAACAAAGCACGATTGGATTTTCGTTTCTTGCTTCATATCGTCCACTATGATCATTGCTCATGCTAGTTCTTCCTTTGCCTCATTGAGTTTTTCCATTAGTTGATTTTCTACAAACTGATAAATACGATCAGATGCTTCCTTGGCTGTTTCATCTTCATGCTTGTAATCTGTCACTTGACAGTCAAGACGAAGATTTTGAAAATTACCCGTATTAAAAGTGTAACCTAATGACCAAGCGATTCTGGTTTCTTCCATGTAAAGCCTTTCCTAGTTGATGGACCTATCTTATTGGATTAAACGTGAATAGTCAAGACCTAGACAGTCTCACTAAATACAGGAATAAATCTTCCCTCATTATTCTTTACATAATAAATAAGACCCTCACCCATTGCATACTTGAGTTCTTGTTCTGTTGGAGTTTTATTATTTGTTATCATTCCATCTTTTCTTGCCCTGCCCATATGGGTCTGAGCCATAAGATTTCTTGCTTCCCAGATATGATCTTCACTATAATAACTGAGATGATGAAATGCTGTTCTGCCATCTGGCAGTTGTCCTATAGGAGGAGGGAGCATTCCTGCTTTAACTAGTCTAGGTATGCTTTTTCTATGATAGTTAAGAAGTCTTGCTGTTTCTGCTATTGTAAAGGCTCTTTTTCTCTTTCTTTTAAATTCTACCAGAGTCGCAGTCATCTGTAAAGACTTCGTGCAGTTCCAAAGAATGACAATTCCTTGAGCACGGCTGACATGAATTATTCTTACTAAATCTCCATCAAGAAACCAAGCCTTTTTATTCTTTCTATGTATTACTTGGATATATGATCTTTCATTCTCATCTTCTCCATGTTCCATAGCCATGAGATTTCTCCATCTGATTGATCAAAATTATGATAAAACACTCTTGTTCCGCATCTTATGCAAAACGTTTCCATATGATTATGCTCAGAAAATGCTCTATCAATAAACATTCTTCCAGTGCATTTTTTACAAATTAACATAGTGGCATAAGTATATCATTAAGGTTGAGGGATACCTACGGCAATAACGTTTATTGCTGCCGTGGCAGTTCCAGATCTATTAAATTTCAATACACCTGTTAACTGAGAAGTAGTTATAGTTCTAATACTGACAATAACGTCATCGCTGATATCGCTGGTTCCAGTGTTCATAATGGTTGCAGTGGCAATTGGTGGGTACTGAAAGTATGTGCCAAAATCAAAAGTAAAGGGTAGACTGTCTCCAACCTTTACTGTTTGATTGATTGCGACATCCTTATACCCAGCAACAATTTTTGCTGACCTTGTTGGAATTGTTTTTGATCCAACATCCCTCATGTTTACGGTAGTATAGTTATAGTTTGCATCAGAAATCTGACTTGAAATTTTATTAATCTCTGTAGCAACGTCATAGAGATATGTAACATCTATTGGTTGACCACGATCTGGTGTAGGTATTGCCATATTATTCTCCTAATTGATTATATCATTATACAGTGTGATTAAGTGTTTCATATAATAAAAATGGTGCATATTGTGCTTTTGCTGGTGCAGGATATACTGCTATAGAATATGTTGTTTCGTATATTCTAATTGAAAATCTATTTGGTGTGCTGGAAACTAAAACGCCACCATTGTAAAATTCTGATGGAATAATCGTGCTGATACTATTGTTGCTAGTATTTTGTAGAAAAATCCAATCACCTGGTTCTCCTGGCTTACCCCACCTAATCCAAACATCATATGAGTTTACATCTGCAACAATATTCCACACAGCACTGACAATAGTTCCAGCCTTTGACACAGGTATGGTAACTGCGGTATAATCTCTTTGGATTGGAATATTAAAAATTGGTGACCAATAGGAAAACTTACTTTTATCCTCTGAAACCAATCTATATCTGATTGGATATGACTCTGATGATCCACTTACTGGAGGCAAGTCTTCTTTTTTTATAATAAGTATTGCCATTATACTATTCCTAGATTAAACCTAAAATCAATATAATTGTTTGTATTTTGATTCTTTATGATTGGATCTCCTGTATCAGTTCTTACAACTGAGTACCCAGATAATTTATACAGTGGGTTAGTTGTTGTAACGTTTTCAATTCTAAAAGCATCAAATGCTAAATAGTGATCTGTAGAAGGTGACATTCCTGCTGAAGTTATCTGTGTAAATATTCTGCAAATTTTAATTGTTGTAGAACTAAACTCTGGACTCGTTATGAGTTGGCTAATTGGTATCTCTACAACATGATATCTGCTTGTTGCAAACTCTGTTCCATTGATTTGAATTTCAGCCTTAGCATATCCTGTTGCAACCTGTTCAACTTCATTCTTATAGAATTGTATAAGTATCTTTACATTATTTGGAAGTGTTTCTGCAATCTCTGTTTTATCAACTAATGAGAAAGCAATTTTTAGAATATCGTTTGCACTGTTTCTGCTGATATCAAAACTTATACCATTAAGATGGATATGTTCTGCTGAACCCTCCCAAGATCCAGAACTTCCAGTAATTATTGAAGTATCCCCACGCATCAATAACGTTGTCGTCAGGTATCTTGCACCTTCTTTTCTAGCCTTTCTTACAGAGTTTTGAAACAATGGATCTGAAGTTAATGCATAAAATATTGTGTTGCCGTTATCCTCTATATCCGTTGTATTGTTTCCAACGTTGGTATTAATAACAGGGTCATAGATTGACGTACCGTGGCCCTTCCAAGATTCAGAAAAATCAAATATTATCCTGCTATCAAAATTAATTGCAAGCGTATTGCTAGGAGCAGACCAGACACCAATTTCAGATATCTCATACCTTTCACTTGTTGGTAACTCTGCTGTCAAAGAAACCTTAGTTTTTGATACATTGACATTGCCTACTGGACTTACCGCAGCAGAAACGACATTTGTATTTGTTTTAGAATAATTAAAGGTGGTGCTTGTTGGGACACCAGACACACTATATGTTCCATTAAAGGTAGCATCAACACCAGTTATGATTACTGAGTCACCTATAGTTATATTGTGTGCTACAGAGGTAGTCAATGTAGCAATATTTGATGTCAAACTTTTATTATTTATATCAAAATTATATTCTTGATTAACAAAACCCTTGGACGTAATGGGAACTCTGAACATTTCAAAGTCAAGAATTTCTTTTTCAAGTAATGTTATTGTTGATGGAGCCGTATCATTGCCATCAAGTGGAACTGCTCCACAGCCCACCGCAATATGGGTAGCGTAAGAAGGAACTTGACTAAGCAAGTACCTTGAAATAATCTCTTTACCTTGATTCGTAATCATCAAATATCAACCTCGTTAATTGTACCACTGGACGCTATCTGATAGTGTATTTCTTCATCACTCAGCACATCGTCAATTTCTATTATTAAATCCCCGTCTTCATTAAAATATGGAATATTCATTCCTCTTAATATTAAGTCAATTGCAAAACGAGAAAAGAATGTGTCAAAAGAAGATCCAACAGCGATCACATTGTTTGGATTAAACTGCCCCCAGATACTTCCTATGTTGCTAATTGGAGAATAGATAACATCTTGACCACTTACTGTATCTTCTCTAGCAATATTTATTAATTCCATGCCGCCAATTTGCTCATATAATAATTCAGTCAATTGTTGAATTGAAACAGTGTCTTCATTAAACACAACGGTATCTATAGGAGCCTGTTTTATTGAAGTAATGCTAGATGTTATTGGAACAAATGTAGGAAGCAGAGGTGCTGGTGGTGGAGCGGGGGGAGCGGGTGCTGCGCCACCACCGCCACCATTGCCTCCATTGTCAACGTTATCTACTACGGGATTACCCCTTGGAACACCCACTTCTGGACCACTTGGCACATAAGGTTTTGGTGGTACATATGGCTGAGGGGGAGGGGGGGGGATTATGTTAATCATACCCCCTCCAGTAAATGGTTTTGGAGGAGGAGTATAAGTTCCTGATGAGCCTCTCGGTGGTGGTTTTGCAGCCATATTACACCTCTGCCAAATGGACTGTCATTTGAGTTCCAGTTGACCCCTTTTGATTTTCTATGTTATACACGACATATCTTTCATTAGCATCTGCAACAACATATAATCCATCAGAATTCTTATAATTCATTGTGACAATATCTCCTAATTGTAACGTTGGGGTAGCAAAGGTATTTACTCCAATTGTCTTTCTTGGATCAATAGTCTTATTAATAATCCAGTCAAGCATTGCTTCTGCTGCCGCCGTAGTTTGAAGATATGGACTTTCTATTGAAAACTCATTCACTCCATATTTCAATCTACTATTCTTAATAGTATCGTAAATCTTTTTATAGTTTAAGGATTGTCCTGGGGTAAGGTTGTCGTAAATGGGGGCATCAGAAAGATTGCTTACCTTCTTTAGATATTCATCTACGGTAAGAGAGTATGTCGTGTTCTGAGTAAATGCAATACCAAGAATTCTTAAATAGTTTCCGGTAGTGTCGTCAAGGTTAAGGTTCTTATCAGTACAGTTAAATATCATAAACTCAGCGCCGTAAGATCCAGCGTAGTATCCAGACACCGCATAGCCCTTTGTTCCGTTCAGCGTGTCTGCAATCTTTGAATAGAGGGCGGGGAACGCACGGTCATAACGAACATTAAAGAATACGGCTTCCCTCATAATAGTCCCAAACTCATCATAGAATAATTGATACTTGGGTGGCTCCTCAGAACCTATTCCAGATAAGAATGTCTGCTGAACAAAGCCATTGATTGCATACTTGTTCAATGCCTCATTTGCATTTATTTCTTGATCCCCGAAAACTTTTGATACTGGTATTTGAACAGCCTTGTTTGGATCTGTATTTTCATATCCTGTATTAAGGGCATATACGTTCTCAAACATGCATTTTGAAGATCCTCTGACAAATAAAGCGAGGTTGTTGTATTCTGGCAAAGGATCTGTATCGTCAATGACAGCAAGTTGTTTATTATTTAAGTATAAATAGAATCTTCTTACTGATCCAATATTTACATATTCAACAGAAAGATCATATACTGTTGTTTTTTGAGAGCCTACCATTCTTGATAATCCAGTAAACTTCCCATCATCAACAATGATGTCTGCAAGACCTTGCCAAAGAGTTTGTGGAATTGCTACTTTTTCATTTCCTATGACTAATCCAAGTGGAGATATTTCTACATCTGCTATTGTTCCACTTGTTGATGTTTGATAGGATAATGTGTATGTAGTTACAGCAGTTATTGTATACACTCCATTAAGTGCCGCGTCAACACTACTTACGGTAATTGAATCGTTAACTATAAAACTATGTGGTATTAATGTTGTAAGTGTAGCAACGTTTCCAGTCCTTGCTTTTTTAATAATTTCTGATTTATTCTGACCAGCAAGAACCTTGTAGAAGAATATATTTGAGAATGCAATATCATCTTCAAGATTTATTGATGCTGTACCACCATTTTGAGAAATAGTACTGAGAGGAACAAATGTTGCTGTTCCACCAGTTGCAGATCCAGTTACTGTTGATTTTACTGTAAATTGAGAACTAGTGCGACTTTCCACAATAGCATTTGCTATATTAAATGATCCACTTGATGCCCCCGTAATAGTAACAAGTTGACCAATGGAGAATTCATTATTACAAATATAAGTAATTGCTGTACCACTTCCAGTTGCAGAAGTAACCGAAGGTGCCAAGTATCCCGTAGGAGGTGGGGCAATTTGATATTGAAAAGTCTTTCTATTGTTTCCAATAGAAGTTACAGAAAATTCTCCATTAAGCGTCGTTGTTGTTTGGGTTTTTCTATTATCATCAACTAGACCAGAGACAATTATCTTGTCTCCAATATTAAAAGTGTGTTGTGTTTTTGTTGTTACCGTAACTAAACCACTTACCGCTTGGGTGACTGGACTTGTCACAATATCAAACTTTTTAATATTATTATTACTAGTATAGGCACTTACTGAGGCTGTACTTAATGCAACAATTTCAAAGAAATATCCATTATTATATGCCGCGTTTATTCCAAAGCCTATTCCACCAGAACCACCAGTAACCTTGACATCACTTGCTGAGTTTGGAGACACTATACTATTGCTTGAAATAATACTGTAGCCACCATTTGCTGTTTGAGATTGATTGGTTGATGATTCTACTTTTCCAATAATTCTTAATCTTGTTCCAAAATGAGTATATGGTTTATCAAGTTGTTTGTGTATGTATGAAACAAAATCTGCTGCGTTTATACCGCTTGGAAGTGGGGGACCGTTAAAGACTAATGCTGATGATTGAATTGCTCCAGATTGTGCAGTTTTCATATACGCAATTTCATTTTCAGTATAGTTTTTATTCGCCATAAAGTTTTTAATTATGCCATTTCTTGATGATTTTTTAGCATATTCTAATGCACTAAATTGACCATTAGATGTATTCTTTGTATTGCCTGCTTCTCCAACCGCCATTCCTGTTGGATATGAAGTTGTCTTGCTCATAGTAAACATGTATTGTCTAGCACTTTGAATGCAACCTCTTACATTAGCATCCTTAATCCATTCACTTGACTCAGTAAGTCCAGCAACATGCTCGGTAACAATAGTTCCAAACTGTCCTCTACCGTGTTCCTTTACATCTCCCAAAGACATAACAAAGATACCACTTGATACAGGATATTCTTCATACTTTGGCTCAGCATAAATTCTTACGTTTCCATTTGGATACATCTTTCCATTGAATTTTAACTGTGAGAAATAATCTTGATATTCATGATTGTTGCTGATCCATACGTTGCCAACACCTTGAACCACATACTCTACTGCATCATATTTAATTACTTCTCCATTTGCATAGAGGTATCCAGAATAATTTCCAAGCCAATAAATTCCTTCGCCAAGATCCAGAGTGTTATTGGTTAGTGTTTTTTCTGCATTACGAATATTTGTAACTGTTCCTGCATTTGGAAGCGTGCCACCCGTTGCAGTAAATGTCACGATGTTATTGACATTGTTTACATTTGTTACTGTGTACACCCCACCGCTTCCAAGAGATCCAGCACTATTGGTTGCAATAATCTTGATTCCAGTAAAAAACTTGTTAGCATTAGGCACAGTTATTATTGCTGACCAAGGTCCAGTTCCACTAATTGCAGACACAACACCAGTATTAGATATCAATGGATATTCAACAACTGGCAATAACGATGAAAGATTACTACTCAGTGGAGTAGCGGCAAGAGAATAACCAGAAGACTGTCCACCCAATTCATTTATGGTTTGTTTATTTTCTTGTCCAGCAACTTCCCATAAAAGCGACGGCTTATATGTGTAAGTCTTATATTCATCAATATATGGCGCTTGAGCAATTGATCCTAATGATCTTTGAATATACCTAGAGGTGTAGTTAATTTGTCCTCCGTTGTATACCCGCTTTTCTTTAGATGAAATATTTATTATGTTTGGAAGATTTACCTTGGAGTCAACTAACTCTTCTTGACCATACAGGACTAAATCAGTTGGCCTCTCTTCCTCAGAAGGAAGCATGTAGTTTTTTGACATGATGACAAGATTATTGTACTCATCAAAGAACATTGCGCTTTGTGATGAGATTGCCAATTGCTGTAACACCTCTGCGACACTTTGATCTGGACCAACAAAAAAATACGGAATAATTAATTCTTTTTCATTTGTTGTTCTCTTAAATACATAATTACTAAACCCAATATTATCCAGAAGAACAGTCATTGCATAACTTAAAGACACGCTAGTGAGAAGCATTGATGGGGCTTTTTGAGATTCAAGAAAAAAGAAGAAGTCCCTAATTTGAATGTCAACTGTTGCAGCAACATCACTTGTTTGAGGGAATCCTTGAGAGTACATAGTCTTTACTGGAATGTAATAATCAATAGAATTAACGTTTCTCACAATATCATAGAAGTCAAATTTCATTTGATTGTCTATATATTTTGAAATAATACTTCCTTGGTTTGTACTCTCATTAAATTCATTTCCAGAACTAAATGAAAAGTCTTCATCAAATAGTGAAATGGTTCCAACTGAGGCAAATAGATTTCCTACTGGAATAGATGTTGAACCTAAATCAGATAATGTTTTTGTAATAGAGTATGCAGTTACCTTGTCAGTAATCCTTGCATATAATCTGGGGGACATTTCAATAAGATCAAACGTGCAGTCTGGTCTATTCATTGTTTCTACAACCAACCTCATACCGCGAATAAATTGAAAGTCTCTGTATATCTTTATGCTATCTTGAACATAGGAATATGGGTCTGAAAGTTTTGTTATAAACTTTGTGCTTGCATTGATTGTTTCATTTGCCAATGTCCAAGAATATGATGGAGTGATAATGTCCCACCCAGACCCATCACTAATGTATAACGTTCCTTTGTCAGTCTCTGTTTCTTTAAACAAATACGCATAGCCGATGGGGGTATTTGTTCCAGGAAGGCTTGCTGGGGAGTATATTGTATCGACAAGAACAAATGATTCTTGATATGATTCTGGAACATCTAGTCCATACTGTAACTCTACATATCCATCTGGATTTATTATTGGATCAGTTCCTGATCTATTTACAACAGTTCCATTTTCTTTTATATACGAAAAGTTATCTGAAAATGACAAGATGGTTGTCCAAGTGGTACTGTCATCTTTAAGAACTTGTACTGTCCATTTCTTAGGAATTGTTTTTCTTATTTCTCCATATAGCGGATCTTGACCGTTTGGTTCTTTTGGATTGCTCTGCAATCTATATGGTCCAAGATCTATCTCTCCAACATTTGTCTGCATTTTAAATACAAGTTTATTTACTGGAATCTTTTCTCTGTATACAATAAATGGAGCGGCATCATAAATATAATCCTTTCCATCTGATGTATTTTTCTTTGATACTCCATACTCACCATTATCATTTCCATCTGTTTCTTTTCTGTATGAAGTCCAATACTTAAATTGATCAAATTTAGAGGACATGTAATATCTTGGACGCCTAGCAACGTTAGTGGATAATAGTGGCTCAGTCTCGCTCTTATGGGTTCTGGGGCTATCAACATATTGACTTCCTTGAACAATGTTGTCTCCCACTTGAATTGTTACCATTGGACTGTTTAGGTACAATAATTTATTTATTCCAGACCTTGGTCTATATGGTTTTATACAATCTTCTAGTGAATAGAGCAGGTTCAATTTTTTCTTTTTTGTAATAAACGAAATTGGCTCATTATCATCATCAAAACCATTGTCAACTATGATGTCAGAATCTGTGGCTCCAGTGTAATACTTTATTGATCCGCTATCATCATCATACGTTGTTTTAATTGAAGCAAACACACTTCCTGCAAGCGCGGGTCTGTAACGATAGTTGCCAAGTTTTTCAATATTATCTGCTTGGTTAAGATTTAATTCAAGAAATACTTCTTGAGCACTTGCAATTGTATGAGATGTCTTAAGATGATCGTTTAAAGGATCTGATTGAAACATTAGACTTCTTCCAATGACACATTGATATTCCAGAAATCAAAATTGTTTGCGCCTCTTTTTTCTATTGAATAATCGAATGATGAAAAGAACATCAGCCTGACATCATTGTATATTGATAGGTAGTTAAAGGAAGCATCTGTAATCGCTCCACCAGTTTGAAAGGATGGGTTATTGTATTTATCATATGCTAGGTATACATAGAATGGTCCTGAATGATTTTCATACCAATCAAGAATTTCTACACCGCCTGCCCCCGCATCTGCGGTATATTCGGTATACGTTGATGATGGAACTGGATCACCGTTCTGATCGAATATTACGTTTCTAGAAAATGATCTAGATGGAAGTCTATTCCACGCAACAGATATATTTATCTTGTTGGCAATGAAATATGATCTCATTGTTCCATTAATCATTCTTTGTCTTGTTTCAATTCTTTGCTGAGCAATGCTCATCTCTCCACGATTATGATCTGAGAGTATCAAGAAATCTTCTTTTTCTATGCCCAGAGGAAACCTAACGTTATCCATAATAGTTCCAGCATTGTCAGACCAAAGCATTGCCTGTGGCCTTGACCACTTTGTTCTTTTGGGCATATAGTTAGCACCATACACTTGAGTCCCTGGATTTGCTGGGGGATTTAAGGTAACCAGTTCTAAATTACTTGGATTAGTATCCACGGAAACTCCTTACTGCCATACTATCTACCTTCTTAATTTTAGTCATAACTGTATTTGCGATATCATCAGCAGAAGCATTTGTATTTGCACTAACATTAACGCTATATGTATTATACACTGGAGCGTTGATGTTGGATGTATTTGATGTTGGTTGTACGGATGTGATAATTGGTTGCTGAGTGTTGTACCTTGGCATATCGAATGATCCCATGTTCATTCTTGAAAGCATTGGCATTCCATACTTTTGAACAGAAGCCCTACGCATTACAAATTCTCCAGGGGTAAGCATAGCAGAAACTGAATCTCCTCCTCCCGCTCCAACGACTTGAGCACCAGGACTCTTATAAGACCCACTCATACTTGTGTTTATTCCAAGATTTGGACTCTTGTATGCCCCGCCTTTCGTAGCCATTCCACCAGTGGCTAATTTTATTGCAGCCTTTCCAGAATTAAGTGAAGCATTGCTGGATGCATCTCTTTTTGCAAGAATAGCATCACGTTTTTTCGTCCATGCATCTACTCTAGCCTGATAATCTTCTTTTGATTCTAATTCATCTGGCTTTGGTGCTGGTCCTAAATCCTTTAAATCTCCAGAAGCCAAACGTTGTGCATCTAAAATTTCTTTTTTAACTTTATACCAAGCGTTAGCAATTTTATCTACTCTTTCTTTTTGACCATCAAGCAATTTTAAATCATCTATCTTTAACTCTAAACTACTGATTTGCGCTTCTAAGATATCGTCAAAACCAGCCTTTATATCGTTTAATTTTCCAAGTTCAGTTTGCAAGTTGGCAAGTTTTCCATCTTGCAGCCCAATGATTTCTGTTTCTCTCTTATAGATTGTATCTTGAACACCCTGAATCAATACATCAACATCATACTGTTGCTTCTTCAATGGAGCCATTTCAAGATTTCTATTATATATGGCATCTTCAATATCACGAATCTGTAGACTTGTTTGATAAGATTGTTCTTTGATAGAGGCAATCTGTGCTTCTGCTTGTTCTCTTGTTAGCCCACCAGCAGTAGTTAGTCCAGCAACTTGATTCTCCATACCAACTTTAAGGCTATCCTTCATTTGTTGGGAAGCATTCTGATCACTTGATGCCAACATTTCTTGTTGTGCCGCTGCTGCGGCATAAACGTCTCCTTGGCTTAGTGCTTGCGCTAATCCAAGTTGACCCTTTTGTTGACTAATGATATACTCATTAACCTTTGCTATTTCATCAAGAGCATTAACCCTCTTGTTGTAGTTATCTTGGATTACCTTTTCTTGTTGAGACATGATATCAAGATCATGACTTAAAGCATCGGAAATTCTATTTCTAAGTTCGTCTTCTCGTTTTATTGAATCAATTCTTGTTTGATCAGTATCGTTTAATCTTTGCAGGGCATCAATTTGGCGCTGAATCATTTCTTTTTGTCGTTCAAGATTACGAATGGTACGGCTGTCAGCAAGATTAAGTTTTTCTTTAGCATCTATTTGATCGTTGATAACGTCTATTTCTTTTTGCTTCGCAGAAATTGCTTCATTTACTGGCTGCACTTGTTGTTTGTATGCTAAATTAGTGTCTTCAATTTGTTGATTTAGATCACTTATTGCTTTTTCATTAGGATCAACAGTATCAAGAGTTGCCCTAAGAGCAGTCATAACAGCCTTGAGGCTTTCTTTTGTTTTTCCTGCTGCGGCATTTATTATGAGCAATGCATCTTCTGCATTAGAGGAAAGGGATTTTGCATCCTCTTTTGAAAATCCTTGTCTTTCTAATATACCTTGAGCATTAATTTGTTGTCTCTTCTCTGTTCCTGCCTTTTTTATATTTACAAGAGTTTGACTGGATGTTGTTTTTGTATAATCTGCAATAAGTTGTTTTACTTTTGATTTGCTCATATTAAGAAGTTCTTGTAAGTTCTTTAAACCGTCTTCTCCAGCACCAAGTGAATCTATGATTGCTTGAGGAATTAGGTTTTTCTTACCAAATTTATCTTTTATTTTATTTAGCATTCCTGGGAATATTTTAAGATTGGCTTCAGTATCTGCTATAAGTTGTTGAAGTATTGACTTAGTTTTACTGCCACCACCACCATCTCCTTCTTTATCACCATTTCCAGCACCCCCTGCTGCATCTCTTGCAGCAATTGCCAATCTTTTAGATTCATCTAGCGCAGCCTTTTGAGCGGCAATTTCTGCTGGCGTTGATCCAGTTACACCCCTTTGTGCAGCACGAATAGCATACATATCATTTCCACTTAATACAGCCTCACCAATTTTTTTAGTTGTTGTAATTTCAGTTATATATGTTGTGAGGTTTGTAATAAAATCTCTTTTGTTTGGAACAGAATCTAGGTATGATAAATAATCTGCGGCTTCTGCTAATCTTTTTGCATCTGCTCCTTCTATCGCAATGCCTAATTCTTTTTTAAGATTTTGATTGCTTATTCCCTCCATATAGATAAGAGTCGCTTTAAGGTCTTCTGCTGCTTTAAGTCCATAAACACTTGCAACCATAATGATTTGCTTTTTTATAGTATCTTCTGTGTTATAGATACTCAAATAAAATCTTGTAGCATCTTCTACACTCATGCCCTCTTGATTTATTAATAAGTCAAACTCAGCCTTATATTGTGCTCCACCCTCAGATAGTTTGAATATTGAATCAAGATTTTTTAATTCATCTAACGATAATCCTCCACTTGCAACAGAAAATGTTAGTTTTGTTACAAAATCTTTAGGAATCGTGCCTAGTGACGACTTAACAGATTCAACAGAAGACTCTAACTGAGTAAACTGTTCTTCTGTCATACCCATACCCTTTGCATATTCCTTAAAATATCCACCCACATAATCTTTACCGCTTACACCCAATACCGTATTAAGTTGTGATATTGCTGTTATTTGATCACTTAATCCAGTGGAGGCTTCCTTGCTTAATTGATTATATTCTTTTTGAGTAATAGTTCCTTTATTTTTTTCAATAGTAAGTAGTGCCAAGGCTTCTCTATACTTAGTGGCATTTGTTGCGGCAATTTGAAATGCTGCTCCACCTTCTTCTTTTGATACTGTTGCTCCCATTGGGGCTAACCAAGTTCTTCCAGTTGCTCCTTCTGGCCTTGGCTCATTCTTAAGTCTTGAAACTAATGCTTGATTTTCTAAAATTTTGTTTTTAACAACGTCTAATTGAGGACTCATAGTGTCACTAATTGTTCCCATAAAGACTTCACTGGCAGTCTTTCTTAAAGTTTTTCCATCTTTCTTAAGTTGTCCATTTATGGAGGTTACTACCGCATGACCAATCATTGGATCGTTTAACTCAATTGATACTTGTCTGGCTACAGCCTTTGCTTGACCAGCAGTTAAAAATCCAGCAGCCAAAGCCTGAGTAACTTGAGCAGTTAAAGAGGATAGCCTTTCTTTTCCAGAAAGCATACCTACAGATTTAACAACTCCTTTGCCAGCCTCTCCTTGAGTAAAGTCTGCTGCAAAACCTTTTTGAGCAGTAGTTATTCCTTCAGATGAAGCAAATGATGCAGCCGCCTGTTGCATTAATGTTGATTTTCCTGTTTGCCTTGCAAAGGCTGTCATTGCTCCAGCAGAACCTAGTGCAGCATCAATATATTTTTGATTTGCTGCAATTAACTCATTTTGTTTATCTGTTGATTGCTTAATGTTCCAAACAAATAATCCTATTGCTGCTATGGCTAATGCCCAAGGAGCAGCAACTAATGCCATCTTGAGCGCAGTTTTTACCGTTGTTTCTCCAAGAAGCATCATGGCTGTACTCGCTACGTCTAGAGCAATCATTGCTGGCATGAGTTTTTGTGCAAATTGACCAACAGCATTGTCCATCATTGAAAGTCCTATGGCAATTCCGCTTGCCCCCATGGATGCACCCATGATCTTACCACGAATATCTTTTTTCCCAGAAGCGTCACCTCCTCCTTGCTGACTAACAAGGACTTGTTCTTGCATTGCTAATTCTTGTTCAAGCATTGCTCTTGCTGACTGAGCAGCAAGTCTTGCATTTTCATCTGCCAACTTTGCCATTCTTTTTGTTTCTACTAGTTCAACAGTTCTAGCCTTTTGTCTTGATTCTTCTAGTCTTCTTAATTGTCTTGTTTGTTGTGTGGCATCTGTCATTCCACCCGCTTCCATGACACCAACATTTCTCATATCTCTTCTTAAATGAGACATCTCCATCTTATATGCTTCTCTTGCTGATTGCGCTAACATCTTTCCAGAACTTGCTGCAACCTTAGAAGATCTCTTTGCTCCAACAACCATTCCTTCAGCAGCATCATCCATAACTTCTGCATATGCTTCTGATGGACTATTGATTTTCATGGCTTTTTTTGTACCAGTTACTGCTGCTCTACCGTAAGATCTTCCGCTTTCTATTGCATCTCTTTCTCCTGAATCGGAATTAAATCTATCTTGACGTACTTCAGCAGCAGCAACGGCTCCCGTTGCAAAAGATCTAAATCCTGGGCTAACATCAATTTGTGTATCCCTAAGCATTTTTTCTAATATTCTTTTTTGAAGTTGCAACTCTTGTTCAGTTAATGCCATCCCCTTAGTAACTTTTCTTGCAATCTCTTGCTTTTGTTGTTCGGTGAATTCTGACCTTTCTAATTCTGCTAGATACGCTCTTTGAGTACGAGGAGATGACTGCATTATTTGTGAAAGTTGATTTTCCGCTCCACTTTGTGCTTTCCAATTTTGGCTTTGCCAATTTTCAAAAATTAATTTTTCTTCATTATTTTTTATTTCAATAGTGTGTGCTCTATCAACTTGACGAGCACTTTTTACTCTTTTATCTGAATTTTTCTTGTACTCTTTTAATTGATCGTCTTTTAACTTTCCTTCATATCTTAATTGTTTAAGTCTTTCTTCTTCATATGCTTCCATTGCATCTCCTGCTGCGCGTGAAGCAGCATCAGCGGTAGCATATTCTTTTGCTCCAGTAGACGGTCTTTCAGCAAGAAGTTGTTGCTCAACAGTTCTAGTTTCTCCTGCCGCCTTTGCATTGTATCTTGCTCCTGGAAGTTGAGGAGCAAATCCTTGTTGAGCCATAGCCGCCATAAACCCTGATGAACTTACCCTTTTTCCTGCTGCTGCAAGGGATGCTAGAACAGCATTTGTTCTTTCAATGGTATCATCTAATGTTCCTGCTGCAATTGCAGCCTCTCGTATACGATTAAAAAATAACTCAATGCCCTGAGTTGTTCTTGTATCTTGTCTAAACTCCAATCCTTCTGGCATCGTTGCTCCAACAAGATTTGGTACGTTTGCATTCTTACCCTTTTTATATCCAGGCAACGTTCCAGCATTCATTGCAGCAATAACTGGAGCATATCGTTGTGATGCTTTTTTAGTGACAACCGTTTCTCCAGGCTCTAATAGAGCGGGGATCTTATCCCCACTTCCACTACCAGGAACAACTCCACCATCTGCCATCCTTAATGTTGGTGGTTGTCCTCTTCCTCTTCTACCGCCGCCTCCAAGCGTCGTTGGCAAAGCCGTTGCAGCCAGACCAGCAGACTTTGTATACCTACCATACATCCCAATCAAAGATTGAACAGCATCTTTCTGAAGTCGCAAAGAACTAGTTAGTTGACTTGTTTTTCCTTCTAAGGTTTGTGCCGCAGCCGCCGCATCAAGTTCTGCATTGCTCAGATAATCAAAGACAGATGCATCACCCTTAATTCTTGAGAATCCTCGTCTTAGTGTTTGAATGAATTTTACAATATTGGCAAACCCATTAGCCAAAAGTCCAACAGTCATAAGAATAATTGGACCAATTCCTGCAACAAGACCAATAATCAATGCAGTTGCATTCTTTACTCCATCTGGAAGATTATTGAATGCATCGGCTATTTTTGTAACTACGCTAATAACTGGAGTTAATGCCTTGAGGAACGCTTCTCCAATTGGAGCAATTGCAATCTTAAGTTGTTCCATTGCTGCTTGAAATTTTACAGAAGTTGATTCTGATATTTGACCAAGTTCTTTTTCAGAAATGCTAGCAAGTTCTTCTGCTGACATTGCAGCAATATCCATTGCTCTTGCAGCCTGCCCAGAATCCTTAGTTATGTTGGTAAACAGCGCACTCATTCTTGCATATTGAAACTTACCGAATACCTTTTCCAATACCTGTTGACGACTAAATCCATCAAGTTTATTTATTGCCGCTCCAAACTCAGTGACGATACCCATAAGGTCGCCTTTGTTCTGGTTGATTATTCCCTTGAGATTAATTCCCATTCCAGCCAAGCCTTCAGAGGCTCTTTTAGTTGGGTTAATTAATGATGCAAGACCAGACTTCAAACCGTTTGCAGCATTCTCTGCGCTCACCCCACCTTCACGCATGGCTGTCATCATGATTGCTAGATCTTCTACGCTACCTCCAAGACCTTGAACTACCGTAGCAACTCTTGGAATAGCCAGAGACATATCCTCCATGGTAAGAATCGTTTGGTTTTCTACTGCGTTAAGGTAATCTACAGTTTTTCCAAGATCTTCATTAGAAATATTAAATGCAGTTTGAAGAGAGATCGTTGTATCAAGTGCTTGATTGTAGTCCATTTGACCAAGTGTTGCAAATCTTAGTGTCTGTTCAGTTGCAGCCATAAGTTTTTCATTTGTTGCACCAGTTGCTGCCGCACGTCCAGACAACTTAATTGTGTCTGCCAAAGTAATTCCATATTTTGTATACTCTTTGCCTAGACCCTTAACTGCCTCAACATTAGCATTTAGTTCTTCTTTCGTTGTGTCCAAGTCTCCGTAAACTCTTTTTAAGGAAATCGTTGCCTTGTCGATTTCCATGAATGTCTTTGCTGCTATTGCTCCGAATGCAGCAAGAGGTAGACTAAATCCTACCATCAACTGACGGCCTGCCCATTGAGTATTCTTTCCCCAGTTGAGCAGTTTTGTTGAACCATCGTCAATCATCTTATTGAAGAGCATTTGTTTTTGAGCAGCGATTGCTGCCTTTGTGCCAAAGTCTTCCATCGCTAATGCGGTAGGCTGCAATGATAATGCTTTTTGAGATTTTCCAAGCGCAGTATATTGAGTTTGAATTCTCTTAACTCTGTCCTCTGCAACGCTCGCCATCATGTCAAATTCTTTTTTAAAGACACGACTTAGGCTTGGCATCTGTGATGCTGCATAACGAGTATACTCTCCCAAAGACAATTTGCCCTTGTCTAGGGCTTGTGAAAATCTATCAACGCTGCTTGTTACTGGAACAATTCTTGCGTTGAACATTCCACTAGCAGAAGCAGAATCCATAAGAGCCTTGTTTAAGGCAATTTGTTTTGCCGCCGCAGCCGAACTAGAGGATATTGCTGCGTTATTAAATGAATTTATTTGTGCTTGTAACGAACGTAACTGAGCAGTTGCCTGCTCTGTATTAATAAGTACGTTTATATTTGCATTTACTGGCGTGGACATTAGTTTTTCACCTTAGTAGATTATATCATCTTTGTGCTTAATTCCAACTTCCTGAACCGTCTCCGATGTTGTTATAATCAAGTCCAGAGCCAATTCCAAATCCAGCCTGTGCTGCATTAACTCCTTGGAGAGATACTACGTCATTTGAGTCTGTCGCTCTACCGCCGCTAAATACTCTAGACTTAAGATCTTCCCATTCTTTTTGTCCCTTTTCTTGTTTTGAATCTCCATCTAAATCAATTCCTTGGATTGCAGCGAAGAATTTCTTTTGTTGATATTCGTCTTCTCTTTTTGCAGATAAGCAACCTATCAACTCTGGCATGGAAAGACTATTTTCCAAATCTTCATAGTCTTTCCATTTGCCAATAATAAAGACTTCTGATTCTATCTTGGCAAGGTCTAGATCAGACCAAGATTCCCCGCTGCTAGTGCGTTTCCCTGATCATCTAACTTAATTCCAGATGCACATTCAATTATCTTGTATACCGTTGGAAGATCTAAGTTATCTTCAAGTTCTTCACGGTTATCTGCCAATGATGGATCATATTGCTTCATTGCAATTTGTACACAATCCATAAGGAGGTTCATCGATGCATCGTTGCTCTCTAGATTTTCTCCTAAAGTTTCAAACTTCTTCATAAATTCTCTTAAAAGAGAAATTTTTAATGGACGCATCTTGATCTTCTTGCCATCCATTAACTGTGCTTCTGTTGTTTCATAAATTGCTGTTGCCATTTATTTATCCTTTCTAGGTTAATGAGTAATTATATCATGCATGACAAAAGCCCCGCCGAAGCGGGGCCAGTGCCTATTAAATTATATCCTTTATCAGGATGTTGGTACAAGACGGTCAACGATCTTTCCGTATGAACCATTGTCTGCTGGGAGCAGACGGAATGAAACTTCAAACATTGAGGCTTCATCTCTCTTTGCAGATACTGTAACGTTTTCAATTGAAAGCGCACGGTAAGCAACGTAGATTCTTTCAATTGAACTTCCTGCTGCACAATCTCCTGTACCAGGTCCGACTGCAATAAGTCCACGCTCAACTGGGCATTCGCCAATTTCGCCTGATGTAAGTTCCATTACATCTGCGTAGTTTATTGATCCTCTTTCTAGTGGGTTGTTCCACTTTTGATTTTCAACTAGATCGTCACTTGGAGCAGCAATTGCAACGAGAAGGTTCTCAAGTGTTGCTTCTGCAAATGCTGTATTAAGGTTAACCTGCATTCCTTGCTTGTACAACTTTGCAACGTCAAGAAGTTGATCTACTTGAACTTCACCAAAGTCTGGTTGAAACTGAATTTCCAAACCATTCATTGTGTAACCTACGTTACGGACAACTGTTGAGGCAGTTGTAAGTGTTTCGCGATATGTTGTCCCTGCTACGAAATTTGGTAGTATTGGACTAGCATTTGTTGGATCGAACTGAGTGGTCTTTGATACGAATAGTGCCGCTGCACCAACGATAATCTGCTTTGAATCACCACGACTATAAGCCATTTTACTTCACCTCTATTTTCCTTTTATTTTTTTACTGCGGATGTTTCCTCAGTACCATTATACCTGCTTTTTTTATGTCAAAAAAGATTCTAATGGTTCAGTGAAATGATATTCAGATTGAACAATAAATTCAGTAATATAGTATGGTCTTGTGCTAAAGTTTCTATTTGTAGAAGCCTCTGATTGGAATACTCTTAAATTATGAAAATAGACTTTATATTTGTTATTATTCTGTCTATTCCACTGATTAATGTCTTGAGCAGCATCATCCATTCTATCAAGAATATATTCAATTGCAAGCCCCCATTGCAATGATTCAATATCAGTTGCCTTTACTGCATAAAGTATATGATCCTTTTTTATTGGATAAAAAGAACTTCCCGTAGTTCTCATCATTCTGTCATAAATAATGTAAGGCTTGTTCTCCCAACTTGCTCCTGTTGCTGAATCGCTGAGTGGGAAAAATGGCAAAGTAGATCCATACCTTGCTGCAAAACTTGGTTCAATGTCTTTCATGGTATCCCATAGATATCCATTTACTGCAAGTACTGGTAGGGTTAAATCTGTTAGACTCATTCAACTACCCCCTTAACATTTAAATATTCTTTTCCTGCACGAATACCCTCATTACTACCACTTTTTGCCCCAGAAGAAAATGATGCAGTAAATTCTCTTGCTGTTGACAATTTACTTATGAGTGGCCCCAACAATCCGTTAGTAAAATAGTTTTCAAAAAAATCATTAACAGTTTCTCCAAAACTTCCAGCAACTTCATCTCCACCGGGATGATCTATATAGATTGCGTTTGTAGTGAATACTGTTTCGCCGTTATTTTCAAATGCCAATACGTCACTGTTCTTAGGCTCTATTACTACTTTAATAGAATTTTCCATAATATTTGCCTTGTCTACAAATGGTTCATTTGATGTATTGCTTACAGATTTAGATGGAAGGAATTTTCCAGTAAAGTGAATACTTTTTCCTGAAACCATTGTGTCAAACTCAAAAAGTCTTGATGCTTGATTTCCTGACTTTCCCCATTCATACACATGGTGTAACCTTAATGGATTCATTCTTGCTTGAGCATCAATATATTTACCCAATGCAGCGGAAGTAAAATTAGCGATTTCATTATTAAATTCTATTTTTTTCATGTCTATTCCTTTAAGAAATCCGTCAGAATATTTCACAACATTGTTCAATGTCCTGTTTAATTGCATTGCATCTATTTTAACGTTTATCATGTTAACAGATCACCTTGAATATCTGAACGCTCTAACTGTATTTTATAATAATCTACCTTATTAAAAGGACCAACATATGGTTGATTTGCTTTAATCTCATATAATGTCGGCGTACCAATAAATCCACCAACAGTTTCAATAAAGAATGGTTCATCTGCTTCCAATCCTCGAATATTATTTATTAAGATATTAGACAGTGGGTAGTATTCTCCATTTGAAGATTTTCTTAAATCTTTTTCTGTTCTTCCATAAAGCATGGTTTCTAATTTAAAAAAAATATCGTTGCTAGCAGAATTGAATGTAAAGTTTTCATCATTAGATCTATCGCTAATTGAATAAATTGAACAATGCTCCGTTCTATCAAAAAACCATTCTTTTACCATTTTTCCATAATCGTCTTGAGTCTCTATTGAATAGTAAACATCGCAATGCATTGGAAAGAATAGGTTGTAACATGGAAATAACGCCATTATAGAACCCCAAGGCGATAGATTGGCCTAACGTAGGCAGAAAGAATTTTGTCAGCAATTCTATTTCCAGTATCTTTAAATGCAAGATCATTGAACTTAATGTTAAACTGATCGCTTTTGTATTCTGAGATATATTGATTAACATAAGGAAGATTATTACACTTAATGTCATTGATAAGGAGGCTGGTAGCCTGTTTTATATCCTGCGGAATGATAGGCCATCCCGCTTCAACTAATACTACATAGTCCCATCCAGATGGAAACATTACAGAGTTACCCCCGTAATCTGAAAATGTTTTAGTATCATACACGTCATATGCAAAGTTTGGGGAATCATTTGTGTTATAAAGGGTAAAGGAGTCTGATGCACCTCGCCTCATGTTTACAGGCTTTGACTGTGTTCTATTAAATCCAGTTGCACTAGGCATTACTACACTAATAGATGATTTATCTGGAGTTATATAATAGTCCCTTACGTTTGTCCAAGTTTCTGGGTCTGCTGGTTCTGCATCATACACAACGATATCGTTTTCATACACTCTCACTATTCTATTAAGTCTAAATGGAACTGATAGATAATCGTTACCTAGTCCTACGGTTTCAACCGTTTCTCTTGTATACATAAATCCACCAGTTACTGAATTAATCATTGCTCTTGCAATTTCCTCATAGATTATTGCGTTTGCTATATCTTCTGGAGTTTCGGCAATGCTTAATGGATTTATATATGGACGCATAATTGTAATTGTATCTACCCACACTAAATCTCCACGCAAGATTGTTGTTTCTGGTGTCATTGACAGATTATAATAAATTTCTCCACGATATTCATCATCATACCTAGAGAAATAATTAGGTAGATCTATGGAGATGACTCCGCTTGAATTGCTAGGGCTTCTAATCTCTACAAGATCTTCTGCGTAATCGTCAAGAATGCACAGCACATATTCTGTATTTACTTCAAATCCAGACTGAGTAAATGTAAGCGGGAACGGTTGCGTTCTTGCAATTTCCATAAATTACTTACCGAAATATGTTGCTACTTCTTCAGGGGTAGCCTTTCGGATACCATCCCTAGAAAGCCACTTTTCGGATGCCCCCTCTGTTACAATATTATAGCCTTTGCTTACCGCTCCAACATCTGACCAACGAATGTTTTTGTTTGACCAAAGTGCAATCTTTTCTGAAACATTTTTTGGCTCTTCTTTTTCTTCTATAATAATCTTTGCAAGTGCTCTATCGGCAGCGTTTGATCCAAGAACACTCTCGGAATTTTTTTGCATATTTGAGGATTTTGATGTTTTCTTTTTTGCTGGTCCAGTAATAACTTTTTGATTGTCATCGTTAATAACTTCTTTTACCCTTACACTTTCAAAATTTAAATCTTCTTTAGTTTTTGGCATTTCTTTTGTCAAGCCTACTGATTCCATCATGTAACACCTCTCCTTTATATTAATTATATCATTATATGGTTAAGGGGAGGGACCGAAGCCCCTCCCCAAACCATAACACATCTTGCATTAGGAAACAACTGGTGTTGCTTCTGCGTATGCAATTGCGTCTAGTTCTTCCCATGTTAGACCAAAGCGAACGAAAATTGTATATTCAATTGTGTCCTTCTTTGGCTTGTATTCACGGTTGACGGTGATGTCTCTCTGGAAACCCCATACACGGTTCTGTGGGAATGTCAAATCGACATAACCAGCAGGGTAGTAAGGAACTTCCTGAACATTCATGCCAAGAACACGAGTGGTACGAGCGCCACCAAATGTCTGTCCACCACCTGAAAGGTAGTCTTCACGACGGCCTGGTGTTCCGCTAACTCTTGGCATAAGTGCTTCAGAGATAGCATCTGCAAGTGTACCGTTGTTCTTTACAATGTTTGCAAAAACATCTGTACCTGCGTAGAACTTGAGTCCTGACTTGATAGCACGGTACTTGCGTGGGAGAGCATAAATGATCTCCTGCATTACCTCAGGTGTCCATCCTCCTGTTGTATCAACGACTGCTTCGTGTGAATCTCCATCAGTTGCCTGATTTACGAAACCGTTCATGATACCAAGGAATGGGTCCATTCCTCCAGTACCGTTGATGGCAAGATCCTCAAGGTCGTTACCGAATGAGTTTGTCATCAAACGAACTAGATGGTCTTCAAGTGCTGCACCTTCGATGTTATCTTCAAGTGCCTCAGTTGAAACCTCCCAGTCAAGACGAATCTTCTTTGTAGTAAGTTCAACCTTTGTGAATGTTGCACCAGCATTGGTGTATTCACCAAGTGCCTGTGCTGCTGAACGGATAACACGCTCACCTACGTTGACCTTTTCAAGTTCAATCGTGTTTGCACGCATTGTAACTCTACGACCGTCTTGGGCGAGAACTGTTGCATCCCAAACATAGTCGATGAATCGACGTGCTTGTTCTGGGTTGAGAATACCACCAGGTGCTCCTACTGGATTAACTGCGTTTGGGCCTGTTGTGTCACCATAATTTGCGTTTGGGATGTTTCCCAATACACCAACACTTGGGTCTTCCACAGTACCAATACCTCCTGCGGCAAGTGCTCCTTGACCTTGGTATAAACCTGGGTTTGGATCACCGTACTCTCCTGTATCACTTGGTTGGTTCTTAATAATTTCTTGTGTCATTGTGTTTCACCTCCTGAATTTCTTTCTGTTTTATTTAAATAGATCGGCATTTTTGAGGAAACTGCCGCCCCACAGTGATTTTTTAACCACTATTGGTTGTTCCTGCAAGATCTCGCCAAGATCAGCAGACTTACGGAAAGCAGTGTCCTTTTCCACAGCGTCCACGCGCTTTCCAAAACTATCTTTCACTTCACTTACCTCATTGCTGACTCCAGCAATTGCCTTGTTAATGCCTTCAATCTTAGCATCAAGAGCCTTTACTGTTTCAGCAAGAGTAGAAAGTGCAGATGTAAGATGATCGTTAATGGTGTCAATCATTTTGGTTGTAGCATTAACATCTTCTTCACTGACTACTGATGGTGAAATGGCTTTCTTTGCCTCATCACTCATGTCGCCCTTTTCTTCTTCGGCTCCTGAATAGGCTTTTTCTGCCATTTCATCTTCTGAGTCTTCTTCGTCTTCTTCTGTGACTTCGATCTCAATAGCCTTTTGCGTGTCAACCATAGTGACAGGAATTGCGTCCTCCATTGGTGGATTGATTTGCTCTTCACTCATTGACTTTTCGATCTCATCTACAACGATAATATCTGAATTCATCTTGCTTACCTCCTTTACCTCTGATTTACTAATCGCATTAACTGTTTCTACTAATGAAATATTCTTAATAACGCGACGATTTGTTGGTATAATTATACCGTCTTTTTGTGAGTATAATTTTATTATCACAACTGGATCGTCTGTTTTTGCCATAACAGCAACTTCTTCAGACGAAAGCCTTGCTCCACCCTTAAACACTAAGTCAATTACTCTTCCATAACTATCATCAAACTTAACGTATGAATCAATGTCAATATTCTTTTGAATTATGGTTTTCTTTGTATTAGTGATTATTCCTTTTATTACTGATGTTTTTTCTGGATCATTGCTTTCTACAAAACCAATGTTTGACATAGCCTTGTCGCATTGAGGGCAAGCCTTATTTGCTCCATATGACATTTGAATAACATCATCTTTTCTGCACCAAAATACATTTTCAATTGTTGCTTTCATTAGGTATCCTGTTCCTTGACCCTTCTCAATACTAATAACGTTAGCGAATTGATTTGCTGGATTGTCAACTAAAGAAAGTTCGCTAAGGGAATACTCTTTAATTACTTGGTATTTTTTATTTAACTCTTCGTCAAAAACATCTTCTGAGTCATGAACTTCTCCACCTATTGAAAATGCACTAAGCGTTCCATCAAGTACCTTTTCCCATGTGTCTTGAGCACCCTTGCTTACATAAGCGGATACATAGATTCCATTGTAGGATTTATTGCTTTCTGCATCAAAATATGTTTCTTCTTTAAAAGAAACTACCTTGCCGACAGAAATTGGTTGATGCATCTCTCTTATGTTTCCTCTAAAAGACTCAAAGGCTTTTATTGATGCTTCAAGTGGAACAACGTCACCTTGTCTATCAAGATTGTCCAGTGTTGCAAAACCATGTACCATTCTTTTTTCTACATCTATCTTAGAAATAGGAGTAGAAAAGTTAAGGTGGTTGCCACTGATTGCTGTTTTAGTTTCTTGGAATTTAATCATGACTATTGTAATTATAACATCATTTTATAACGATTTCGTTATGATGTCTTTGCTCCTTCACCCTTAGGGTTTCTTCCTGTTACCGCAGCAGCACCATCAGACTGATTATTTGATCTTTCTGTGTCTCTTGTTTTACTCCCCGCCATATTTCCTTTAGCATCTGCTGCTTGTCTTGGGTTTAACTCAAGAGGAACATCTCCACCATCTCTTTGCGGATATCCAATCTTTTCACGAACCTCGTTTGGAGTAAGAACTTGATTCTTTACATATCTTTCATTAATCTGAGAGTCTGCAATTTCATCAGTAAGACTGAGTTGATTAAAACAGAGTTTAATGATGTCTGTTTTCTCTCTAATGATCTTGTTTACAGCCTTCTCAACATACTCTTGTAGTGGCTTTGCGACTTGATCTCTAAACGTTCTATCTTGACTCATTGCCGCAGCAAGACCACCCGAACCAGTACCACCTAGTTTAGATAAAGGAACTTGATGCGCCATAAGGATGTCGTCACGATTACGCAAGCGATAGTCGCTGAATGATGCTTCTTGTACACCATTCTCTACGGGATGCATATCAAACTCTATCTTGCTTCCCTCGCTATCACCAGGAAGTGGAATGTAAAGTGTTCTGTGTGATTGACCTTTAAGTCCAGTTTGGAAGAATCGGAATAACTTATCTTCTGCTTCCGCAGTCAACTTAGCACCCTTAACAGTAATGATGTATCGTGGAACAGCCTTGTTCTCAAAGTAGTCAATATTATACTGAGCAGCCATCTGATCTCCACGAAGAGAAGTCATTGCAGCAATAATATCTGGAACACCGTAGAACGTATTGAGTGGAGAATATTCTTTGAGGTGAATTACCTCGTTAGGTCTATTGTCAGTTGTAACTGGGTTTGGGTTGGTAGCACCAAAATTTCTAAAATATGTAATAGTTCCTGCAATGATTTGAATATATCCATCATGAAGACGACGGACACGCATTGTTGTTGAAGGTATGTGACCAACGTATCCAATATCGCCAACCACCGTTCTACCGATTTCAATATAACCGTTTCCAGTTGCTTGCATATCTGTAACTACTTTTTCAAGAGTTTTTGTTAAACTATCATCATCGTTGCAACTTTCTATCCAATCAGCCAACTCAATTTTTAATTGCTCAATACGTTTTTTGGCTTTTTTCTTTGCAGATTCACTTGATGTGGCCTCTAGTCTAAGCAATGTCTCTGTTGTCATGTCAAACTTATAGCCAAGACTGACTGTATTTGATACTTTTGTATCTACTGCCGCATGATTGGCAAACGAGGTGTCGTAATAGGATGAAAGTTCATATAAGTTGTATGGCGGGGTGATTAGGTCAAAGATTCCGTATCCATTTCTATATACCTGCCCAGGATTAATTTTCTTTGAGTTTGCATCTCCACTTTCTGACTGACCAATTGCATTTGCTTCAGATAAGTATCTTTCAGAGATTTGACCGTCTGCTTGACGAGGAACATTATTGATTGTCGTGTTTGCTTTTTCAGTACGAGCAACTCTGCGCTTAAAGTTTTTATCTATTCCGTTAAAACCAATAAGTGACTCCCAACTCTTGTTAAATGGATCTGAGTTTAGAAATTCATTCTCAATGATTGAATCGGCTAACTTTGCATCAATAAGGAGTTCAGACATTATTCAGCATTCCCATATAATGCGGCAGTCTTCTTTGCAGCATCAACTGCACCAAGATCATTCATTGATGGAATCAATCCTTGGTCAAGACGATCAAGTTGTTCAGCATACTCTTCATCTGTAGACCTGTTTGCACCAGCATAGAACCACGCTTCACCCTCTGGTTGACCATATG